GGGATAACAAATAATAAATGAAAACTAGAATACACGTAAACCAACATAAGATTAGATCTAACATGAAACATGGGACCAATGATCCTGTAATCACGGTTAAAACATCTAAGTCTAATACTTACACTCACAAGGTTGAAATAAAAGGACCTAGTAAAGTTATCTATAGTCCGGATAAACCATTGTCTTGTGGCGCGAAAGTGTGGATCGAAACTGAATCGGAGGTAATTACGGCGTGAAAAAAAATAATAAATTTAGATATCCTAAGACAAAACGTGAAATGATAGAGGGCTTACGTCATTATAATATTGATGATAAAGAAAAATTACCAAGTGTTACAACGATACTCAAAGCTACAGAGAGTGAAGAAAAGAAACAAAAACTAGCCGAGTGGCGTGAAAGAGTAGGTGAGGAAGCCGCAACGCGGATCGTGGATGAAAGTGGTGCACGAGGCACAGCGATGCACAAAATTTTAGAGAAATATATTTTAGAAGAAGGTTATGTTGACGAGACTAATGTAGGTAAACAAGCGCACAACATGGCAATTAGAGTGATTGAACAAGGGCTATGCAATGTCCCTGAATACTATGGCACGGAATGTACTTTGTATTACCCTGGACTTTATGCCGGACAAACGGATCTTGTTGGAGTACACAAAGGCCAAGATGCTATTATAGATTTTAAACAAACGAACAAACCGAAACGTCGAGAGTGGATCGAGGATTATTGTCTGCAGTTAGCAGCATATGCAATGGCGCATAATTTTATTTACCGGACACAAATTACCAAAGGTGTGGTTATGATGTGTAGCAAAGATAATTATTACCAAGAGTTTATTGTAGAAGGTAAAGAGTTCCAACAATATAAATTTAACTTTTTGAGGAGGGTTGATGAATACTATAAAACAAGAGATGCAAAGACTAAACAGGATAGCTAATCTCTGTAATAAGACGGAAGGTGAGATGAAAGAGATGTGGAAGCAAAAGTGGCATGAATTAGTCAAAAATGTGGCAAGGAGGTTAGATGAGTCTAAGGTTGAGAGATCTACAACAGATTCTAGGAAAATTCACTGACGGCAACAAAGGCACCGCTATATCTGATTGTTTTGTTTATGTAGAGAACGATCAAGGTGGGTTGAATGAGATTGGTAGAATAGAATTACAAGAGAGCAGATTAATAGGTAAAATAAATAGTTCAGCAGCTTGGCGTGTTGTTCTTAAAAAGGATAGGAAAACGACCCAGCTGCAGTCTACGACGTATAAAATATGATGGAATCCCTTGGGAATGGGGTGGAAGCGAGAGTGGAAGCCCCTTAAAATATGAAAAAAGTTGTAATACAAAGTGATAATATCACCCAAAAGCAGTGGTCTAACCTTATTTTAGAGCTAAACCTGATGCGCAAAGCGTGGAAACCCTACGCCAAAATACAGATAGTGGGTCGTGGTGTTAAAAAGATAGTAAAACATGGCACAAAACGATATGGAATTTAGAATAGTTCTAATGTGCCACGCTATAGTGGAATATTTGGGCAAATTTTTTTTTCAGTCATCAAAAAAAACTCGTGGCACAGGTGGCACAGAGGCAAAAATAGGTTAAAAGTGTTGGTATTAGCGAATAATAGGTGTGCCACGACGTTGAATTATGGTGGCACAGCGTGGCACAAATGGCGTATTTACTAGCTTTTTTGCAATTATGCCTTGGCACACTATCCTATTCGGCGCGCGCGACCTTTTTTGTTTTTTTAAAAACTTTTTTGCCCAAATATTCCCCTATAGAGTATATATTGAATTATGAGACGTCCAAAGAAATCTAAATACAAATCAGTTGTTATCAAAAAGAAACGATATTACTTCTATGAAATCTTATGGGAGGATATCACGGCTGACGGAGGGCATGCTACTGCCTTTGAATTCATGGGTTTTATGCCTAGCAGAATGATAACTAGGGCGTATGTATTTGAAAAAGATAATAAACACGTAAGAACCTTTGCATCTTATGAAGAGAATGAAGAGTTATTTTCTGATAGAAATGTATTCCCAAAATCGTGTATAATTAAAATGGAAAAAATAAGTGAAAAATAAAACACTAACTAAAAATATGCCTAACGTAAAATGGAATGCAATACCTCCAGTGCGTGGGCCTAATCCACAGGGAGTAAATAATGCAATACGAACCAGTAATAAACAAATGGTCAGTAGTAAAAAAGTTTCCAAGAAAAATGTTTAGTAGACTTATTTCTGTTCTGAATGATTATCAGGGCTTGTTAGTTCTTTTGATTCTACTAACTCTTCTTCTGGGGTAATATTAATTAAAGTTTTGTGATCTTCTAAGATTTGATTCATCTTAGCTTCTAATTCTTTTTCAGACATATTATCTAAATTACCAGACAAGACTAACTTTTGATCTACATATAAACCACCTGCTTTACCTCTAGCTATCTCTGCATTAATTGCGGCAGACCACGCGCCTTTCGCTCGCGCGTCTTCTCTTAGCTTTGCTAGTTCCCCTATGTGTTTTTCAAATGTGATGCCATATTTTTCTTGTATCTCTGCTCGCAACTCACCAATGTATTTAACAACCAATGGTGCAATCTTAGGATTCCTTAACTCGCTCGCAGCTTGTCTCGGTCTGGTCTTGTACCCTGCCTCGTAGGCACACTCGCTAGGGCTCTTGCGCCCCTCGTTGTATACCAGCAATTCTGCGAATTTAATCTGTCGTTCTGTTAGTTTTTTAGGTAGACCCATAGCTTGTGCTCTTATCGTAATATATCGTATATGTCCAGTTATTTATGTTTAATAGATTTTACAAACTTATCTGCTTGTTCATCATCATCAAACACTTTGCAAGTATCACAACGTTCTGTATGTGGGTAATGGTATGGATCATTTGGATCACTCAAACCCGTTGATATAACTTCTGTGTAATATCCCAAACCTTCACAATCTTTACAATTATTTGTCTTCACCTTCAACCTCATATTCTAACCACCCGTTGCCTTCATCAACACCCATCATAAAATATTTTAGCTGCTCTTCGGTTTCAAATCGGTAGGTTTCTTTATTGCGTGGATCTCTATCTGATCCCCAAATAATAGTTACTTTTTTTCGCTCGTATGCTTCTGCCTTATTCTTACTATCTCTATAGTCGTGTCCATCATCTCGTTGTGTCATTGTTTCCTCGCTTGTTAATTAAAATGTCCCTCACCCAATGGGTGATCGTCCACTATTACAATATCATAATCTGGATATTCTAATTTCATTTTCTTTATGCTCTCATTTGCTATCTCGTGAATGTCAATGACTACTTGCTTGTCATCTACATTGACAGCGTGATATACTCTAACCTTTGCCATTATTCCTCATCTCCATTTCTAAATACTCGGTCATATTTTAATTCACATTTTAATTGGTATAAGGCGTCCTCAATAAAACCTTCCTCATCAAAGTCAAAAAATGTTTCGTTCTCTTTTACGCCTAATTCTTTTGCTCGCTCACCATCATCGTCATCATCGCTTGAGAATCCACAAATCATAACCGAGTTTTTTTCCTTCCATTTAAGAAATTCTATATCTTTTTTTAATTTTTTTATCTCTTCGTCTCTTGTCATATTATCCCTTCTGCTCGCTCGCTTGTTCGTTTTGATGATATTTTTTATACCATTCTTTATAAATGGCGTTTTGTACTTCTTCTGATGTCATTTGCCATTCTTCTGCTAATTTGTCATATATTTCATTCAATAACATATTATCCCTTCTGCTCGCTCGCTCGCTCGCTTGTTAGTTTTAAATATGGCGCTTGTTCTCTGTAGAACCCTTGCGCGTCCGCCTTAGCGCCATATATCCGCGCAAAATTATACATCTTGCACAAATCCCGTTTGATCTTTTAACGCCCGCCCTTTAGCATATAAACCAACTATTACATTTTTTGGGTCGTTAAATCTTAAATCTGATTTATCACCATTAAAAACTTTATAATTTAAAAATCTTTTTGGAAGTTTTTTTGATCTAAAAACGGCTGAAATATTTCCGCCCCGCTTTAATATATC